TTTTAAAACCAGATCTCTTTCTTCAGATTGTCCTTTAGGTAAATGGAAAGCTGTTTGTACTGAAGATGAAGAAGATGATTTAGATAATCTTAAAGAATAATATATGATTGTATTTTATGCAGATGACCATAGTTATAAAAGTGTTGATGATAGTAATATTGATTGGATAAGTGTAACAACACTTGTATCTCATTTTAAAAAACCTTTTGATGCTAAAGCTATAGCTCAAAAAGTAAGTAAAAATAAAAAATCTAAATGGGCTGGAATAGATCCTCAGACTATTCAAGATATTTGGGGTAATGAATCTAATAGATCTATTGTTCTTGGTTCATGGTATCATAATCAAAGAGAAAATGATTTATGTTCTTTAGCATCTATAGAAAGAGAAGGTGTAACAGTACCGGTATTCAAACCATCAGAAGTTAGAGAAGGAGTTAAGATTGCTCCATCACAAAAATTAGAACCAGGTGTGTATCCAGAACACATGGTTTATTTAAAATCAATAGGTATTTGTGGTCAGTCAGATTTAGTAGAAGTAGTTAATGGTAAAGTAAACATCATTGACTATAAAACTAATAAAGAGATTAAGAAAGAATCTTATATTAACTGGGAAGGAATATCTGAAAAAATGGCTCATCCAGTTAATAATTTAGATGACTGTAATTTTTACCACTATGCTTTACAACTAAGTATTTATATGTATATTATACTAAAGCATAATCCTAAATTAAAGCCAGGAAATATTTATATTCATCATATATTATTTGAAGTAGATAAGGAAGATCAATGGGGATATCCAATTGCAAAACTAGATGACAATGGAGAACCTATAGTAAAAGAAGTAATACCTATAGCAATGCCTTATTTAATAGAAGAAGTACATGCTATTATTCATTATCTATATGAGAACAAACAGAATATTAAAAAGAAATAAAAAATGCTGATTAAACTATTTGATGTACAAAACAATACAGTAATTCCTACTGAACATTGTTATACTTTAAAATCTTTAAAAGATATTATGGATAACTATCCAGATGACTACCTAAAGATTTATCAGTACTTGTTTTACATGACATGTCCTAATCCGGATATGAACCCTTTTTTTCACACACCAGATGTAGATAAAGAATATATTATTTTAAATGAAATAGGTGGTGAGTTTTCTACAGAAGATCAAGATATATTTATAGCACTTGAGTTTTGTAAAAAAATGTATGAAACACCTACATCTAGAGCATATGTTGGTATGCAAAAAGCTTTAGATAGAATATCTAAATATTTGTCAACTGCACAAATTACAGATGGTAAAGATGGTAATATAGCTCAGATAAGAGCATTAGCAAAAGATTTTGATGGTATAAGACAATCATTTAAAGGTGTATATAAAGATTTACAAGATGAGCAACAAAGCAAAGTTAGAGGAGGTCAAGGTCTTGCCTATGATAGTTAATTATGGATGACATATATAAAGATATTCCTACATGGGATAATGGTACATGGACAACAACCTCTTTTGAATCAAGAGATGACTGGAGAGACTTTTTATTTTCCATATTTAGAGAACCTGGAAAATATGAGTTTAATGAAGCAACCAATGAAGTATTTATTACTGAATCTAGAAAGTTTAGAGAAACCAAAGTATATTGTACTGCACCATTTAAATCAAGAGACTTTGTTAATTACTGGGATGATCAGAAAAATAAATGTAGACTAGGAGTATTAGTTAAATCAGATAATAAAACATGGTATCTTACCAGAGATTATTATATGTGGTTAAACTTCTTACCAATCTTTGATAAAGAACAACAGAAGTTTGACTTTGCTCAGATAAGAGATGCTCAATATCATATGGCCTTATATGAGGTACTTGCAGAACTATTCTATTTACATGCTGCTATATTAAAGAAAAGACAGATTGCATCTAGTTATTTTCATGCAGGAAAACTAATTAATCAGTTATGGTTTGAAGCAGGGGTTACTCTAAAGATGGGAGCCAGTCTTAAAGATTACATTAATGAGAAAGGTACATGGAAATTTCTAAATGAATATGCTGCATTCTTAAATGAACATACTGCTTGGTATAGACCAATGTCTCCAGATAAAGTAATGATGTGGCAACAAAAGATTGAAGTAAGAAAAGGAGATAGAAAAGCTGAGGTAGGATTAAAAGGAACATTACAAGGAATGTCTTTTGATAAAGATCCAACAAATGGAGTAGGTGGACCAGTTAAATACTTCTTTCATGAAGAGGCTGGTATTGCTCCCAAGATGAATACAACATTTGGATACATTAAACCAGCTCTTAAATCAGGTATGATTACTACAGGATTATTTATTGCAGCAGGATCAGTGGGTGATTTAGATCAATGTGAGCCATTAAAGAAAATGATTCTAGATCCAGAAGCAAATGATATATTTTCTGTAGATACAAATTTACTAGATGAGCAAGGTACTTTAGGTAAGTCAGGTTTATTTATTCCCGAACAATGGTCAATGCCTCCTTATATAGATGATTATGGTAATTCACTTGTAGAAGAAGCATTACAAGCATTAGATGATTATTTTGAGAAGATAAAGAAATCTATGGACCCTGAAGATTATCAATTAGAGATATCTCAGCATCCTAGAAATATAGCAGAAGCATTTAAACATAGAAAAGTATCTAAGTTTCCATCACATCTTGTTACTGCTCAGATAAGAAGAATAGAAGATAAAGAATATGCTTATGAGTATCTAGATATATCTAGAGATGAAACAGGAAAGATTAAAGTTAAGACAAGTAATAAATTACCAATATCTGAATTTCCAATAAGTAAAAAGACTGAAGATAAAACTGGATGCTTAGTTGTATGGGAAAGACCAGTTAAAGATCCAGTATATGGTCAGTATTATGCATCTATAGATCCCGTGGCTGAGGGAAAGACAACTACTTCAGACTCACTATGTTCTATCTATGTAATGAAAGCTCCTGTACAAGTAACTAAACATACAGCAGGAGAATCAGAAACATACATAGAACAAGATAAAATAGTAGCTGCATGGTGTGGAAGATTTGATGATATTAAGCAAACTCATGAAAGATTAGAAATGATCATAGAATGGTACAATGCTCAGACTGTAATTGAGAATAACATATCTTTATTTATTCTATACATGATATCTAGAAAAAGACAGAAGTATCTTGTTCCTAAGAATCAAATTATGTTCTTAAAAGACTTAAGTGCAAATAGTAACGTCTTCCAGGAGTATGGTTGGAGAAATACAGGAGTACTATTTAAACATCATTTATTAAGTTATGTCATAGAATACTGTAAAGAAGAACTAGATACTGTAACTAAACCTGATGGAACGATAGTAAAAATAACATATGGTATAGAAAGGATTCCAGATGTAATGTTACTTAAAGAAATGCATAAATATACAGATGGTTTAAACGTGGATAGACTAGTTGCATTTTCTGCAATGGTTGCATTTATGAGAATTCAACAAGCAAATATAGGTTATACTAAAAGAGTTATTATGGATGATGCAAGTAAAAACTTGCAAAAGTCAGAAAATTTGTTTAAATTAAATAAGGGTTTGTTTAGACATATGGGAAATAAAAGTTTAAATAGAGACAACGGATTTAAAAAATCAGCATTTAAAAATATTAAATAGAAATCATGCAAGTATACAACGCATTACAAGTTAAAAAAGGTGCTAAAACTGAACAAAATAGATTGGGTAGTATAACTCAACCATTACAGTTTCTTCCTAAAAAAGATAAAACAGACGAATGGGCTGCATGGAATCTTGATTGGTTAGAGTGGCAAGGATTAAAACAGATCCGTAGAAATGCTAGAAGATTAATGAAGAACTATAAACTTGCAAAAGGAGTTATAGACAAAAGAGATTATATACTTGAAGAAAATAATGAGTATAAAGATATGGTAGAAATACTAACACAAGAAGATGAATCTGCACTTGAATTAAAATTCTATCCTATTATTCCAAATGTTATTAATGTTCTAGTAGCTGAATTTGCAAAAAGATCTACCAAATTATCATATAGAGCTATTGATGATTTCTCATATAATGATATGTTGGAACAAAAAAGAGGAATGGTTGAGCAAACATTAATGGCTGATGCTGCAACTAAAATGTTAGCAGCAATGTTAGAACAAGGTTTAGATCCAGAATCTGAAGAAGCTAAACAACAATTACAACCAGAAAATTTAAAATCATTACCTGAGATTGAGCAATTCTTTAAGAAAGATTACCGATCTATGGTAGAACAATGGGCTGAACATCAACATAAAGTAGATGTAGAAAGATTTGGAATGGATGAACTTGAGGAAAGAGGATTCAGAGATATGCTTATTACAGATAGAGAGTTCTGGCATTTTAAAATGATGGAAGATGATTATGAAGTAGAACTATGGAATCCAGTACTTACATTTTATCATAAGTCTCCTGATATAAGATATACATCTCAAGGAAACTGGGTAGGTAAAACAGATATGTTTACTGTAGCTGATGTAATAGATAAGTATGGTCATCTTCTTACAGAAGAACAACATGAAGCTCTTGAAACAGTTTATCCAGTGCAATCTGCAGGATATAATATTGGTGGTTATCAAAATGATGGTACTTTTTATGATGGTACTAAATCACATGACTGGAATACTAATATGCCTTCACTTGGTATGCGACAATATACATCATTTATGTCAGGAAATGTAGATGATGGTTCAGATATCATATCTCAAATTATTGCTCAAGGAGAAGATTACTATGATCAAGGTACAGCATTCTTATTAAGGGTAACTACAAGTTACTGGAAGTCTCAACGTAAAGTAGGACATCTTGTTAAAATTACTGAAGAAGGAGAAGTAACAAATGATATTGTTACTGAAGATTATCAAATTACTGATAAACCAATATATGATAATAGATTATTTAAAAATAAAGATAAAAATAATCTTCTTTATGGAGAACATATAGATTGGATTTGGATTAATGAAGTATGGGGTGGTGTAAAAATAGGACCAAATATTCCTTCTTATTGGGGTATGAATAACCCAGGAGGATTTTCTCCAATATATATTGGAGCAGATAGAAACCATATTGGTCCACTTAAGTTTCAATTTAAAGGAGATAATACATTATACGGATGTAAACTTCCTGTAGAAGGTTCTGTCTTCTCTGATAGGAATACTAAGTCAACTGCTCTTATTGATTTAATGAAACCATACCAGATTGGATATAACATAGTAAACAACCAGATTGCTGACATATTAGTAGATGAATTAGGTACTATCATTATGCTTGATCAAAACTCATTACCTAGACATTCATTAGGAGAAGACTGGGGTAAAGGTAATTATGCTAAAGCATATGTAGCAATGAAGAACTTTCAGATGTTACCACTTGATACTTCTATTTCAAATACAGAGAATGCATTAAACTTTAATCATTTCCAAAAACTAGATCTATCTCAGACAGAAAGATTAATGGGAAGAGTTAATCTAGCAAAT